GATGGAGAGAAGAGAGGGGGGGAGTGAAAGGAGAGTCACCCCCCCAGGTAAGTAAACCTCTTATAACAAGAGCCAAAAAACAAAGGTGTAAAGTTTACCACTTGACATAGTTTTAATTTCCGTTATGCTTACCTTATGGATACGCTACCATTGAAACATACGAAGTGGTCTGACCGATTAGCTTTTGATGTTGCGCTTATGTTAGAGGGCAGCGGCGAGTCTTTGGACGAAGTTATTAAAAGACATCAGATAACAGCAGAAGACATTGTTATATATAATAGAGACAAAGTCTTTTTGAAAAAGGTTGAGTACTTTCGTAGCGACATTCGTGACAAGGGCATGACATTCAAAGTTAAGGCCCGGGCACAAGCGGAAGAACTCCTGACAACTTCTTGGACTTTAATACATAGTCCTGACGTATCGGCTGCAGTAAAAGCAGACCTGATAAAGTCAACAGTTAAGTGGGGTGGACTTGAACCAAAGAACGATGCTTTAACAGAAGGAGGAACCGGTGGAGTTAAAATTACAATTAACCTCGGAGACCAAGAACACCGAGCAACTGTCATTGACGCTAAACCAGATGATGAGCCAACTGCCATTGGAACTTCGTAATAGATTTGATACAGTGTATCAAGGTATGAAAGCGTGTAAGACAAAAAGTTATAAAGACCATGATGCCTTGGCTACTCAGCTTCGCGTGCATGGCGTTAGCTATAAAACAAAAATTGTAAGGAAACCAGTGCCTGCTTTTTATATACTGGTATGTGAGAGTATATAAATGGATATAGATTATACACCATCTAAAACCTGTAAAGACTTTATGATGTCAGACGCAAAGATGCGTGTGTTGATGGGGCCGGTTGGGTCAGGTAAATCTGTGGCGAGTTGTTTTGAGGTTGTCAGACGGGCGACCATGCAGAAACCAAACAAACAAGGTATCCGTAAATCGCGGGTTGCTATTGTTCGTGAGACTGCAAGACAGTTGCAGGATACGACCATAAAAACATTTCACGACTGGTTCCCGCCTGGAGTGTGCGGTGATTACATGCGTACAACTAAAACATACTTTTTTAAAGTCGGCGATGTAGAGTGTGAGATTATGTTTCGTGCTCTTGATGATTCTGACGATGTGGCAAACCTGAACTCACTTGAGTTAACCTTTGCCTGGTTTAATGAGTGTAGAGATATTAACCCTGACATTGTTGATGCGATGTCTAAACGTATAGGACGATTTCCGTCATCTAAAGATGGGGGCCCTTCATGGTTCGGTATGTGGGGAGATACAAACCCACCGACTATGGACACATGGTGGTACTATCAGATGGAAGGGCTAGACGAATCAGATGGAGTTAGCCCGAACGATAATGGGTGGGATGTGTTTAAGCAACCATCAGGCAGAAGTTCTCTAGCAGAAAATATTGATAACCTGCCCGAAGGTTACTACGATACACAGGGTAGGGCAGAAGAATACATTCGTGTATATATAGATGGTGAGTATGGTCTGAGTTCTGCAGGCCAGCCTGTATATAAATATTTTAAACCAGACTATCATATGGGGCAGTCAACACTTAAACCTATTATAAATGGTGTGCGCCCTATAGTGGTTGGTATAGACTTAGGTCTGACACCTGCAGCTGTTATAGGACAACAAGACCCGCGTGGTCGCGTTCTTATACTAGACGAAGCTGTATCGTTTGATATGGGTATACAAAGATTTATCCGTACTGTTCTGCGCCCGATGTTGACCGAAAGGTTCTCGGGCGCACCAATTTTAGTTATCACTGACCCGGCAGGAGTGCAACGTGCACAGACTGACGAGAGGTCTGCCGTAGATATTATAAAGGCAGAAGGTTTTAGAGTCCTTCCAGCTAAGACTAATAATGTATCTGCACGACTATCTGCGGTAGACGACTTTCTTATGCGGCAAGTTGACGGGGATGCTGCGTTTTTAGTAGACCCTAGATGCACACGTTTGAAAGCAGCGATGATGGGTGGATATAGATTCCATCACAAGAATGGTACTATAGACAAGAACAAACATTCACATGTAGCTGAAGCGTTGCAATATCTGATGTTGCATATAGGTTCTGCTGGCGAGGGTAGGTTTATGATAAAAACACGAGAAATAAAAAAGGTTGCAGCAGGAGGATGGACTTGATAGTATTATTATATAGTTACCTTCCAACTATGTTATCTTTAATAGTACCCACCTGTTCCTCCCCTCAGGTGGGCACCTAAAAGAAAGGTATAAAATCATGAAAAGAAAATTTACCTTAATATCAATTAAAACAAACAACGTATATAAATGGATATTAGGATTAATTCTGTTAGAAATAATTTTACATATATGTGAAATAACATTTGACATGTTGCAACATATCCATTTCTATGGATTTGCTTTTTAAAGGAAAGGGATAAATTATGGAAACTTTAATTGTAGGATTAGTCGTAAACATGTGGACTTTAGCTAACGTAGACTTTTTTTCTAAACGTAGTGAAAATGAACGAATGTATAACTGCGAATGGGTTGATGTAGGATGGCAGAAAACAAACCCTGAAAATCCTAGTATAAATATACTTGGTTATGTTAAATATCTTCATGTGTGTGAAGAAAAATAATACGCTTGCATAGGTACTTGTTCCTATGTATATTTAATTATAAACTATAACGGAGATACATATGCCTAATAAAAACCCAACAGGTTACAAAAAACCGTATACTATATATTCAGACAACGACAAAATGGACACGAGTGGTATGTCTAATGAACCACCAATGGAAATGTCAATGGAAGAAGTTATTACTATGACAATAGGCCCTATTACTAAATATGGTATGGGCGGAAAAGTTGACAAAAAGAAATATTATGGTAAGGGTGGAAAAGTTTATACAGATAAAAATGACGAAGACACTCTGATAAAAATGAAAGATTTAAAAACATAATATGGTATTAAAAGTTATAGGCAATGAAGAATTAGTAAAGCAAGAAGAAGCTATTACTAAACAACAATTAGCTGAAAGGCAAAACCAACCTCTTATACTGGGGCTGGCCGACCATTTGCGTACTTGTTGGGACGCAGCGAGACAAGCTAAAAAACCTATAGAAAACATTATGTTAAAAGCACTTCGTCAAAGAAACGGAGAGTATGAAGAGGATAAGTTAGCCCAGATTAACCAACAAGGGGGCTCTGATGTTTACATGATGATTACAGAAGTTAAATGTCGTGCTGCAGAAAGCTGGCTTAGAGATATATTACTTGACCAAGGTTCGGCTCCGTGGGGGTTAGAACCTACGCCTATCCCAGATTTATCTCCGGGACAGACACAGGAAATAGAACAAGCATTTGCTGAACAAGTTGTAAAAGTTGTTGAGATAAATGGGCAGGCACCGACTCAAGAAGAAATGATTGAGTTACGAGAAATGATAACACAAGATTATCGTTTTAAGTTACTACAAGCTGCAGATAACCGCGCGAAAAAAATGGATATAAAAATTAGAGACCAGTTTACGCAAGGTGGTTGGGGCGAATCTTTTAATGAGTTTATAACTGATTTGGTTACATACCCATGTGGTTTTATAAAAGGGCCCGTGGTGCGTAGACAAAGGAAGCTTGGGTGGATTTATGAAAACGGAAAAACTTCTGTGGAGGCAGATGAAATTATTGCTCCAGAGTTTGAAAGAGTTGACCCGTTTAGAATTTATCCTGAACCAGGCATAACTAATATTAACGATGGTTACTTATTCCAACATCATCCTCTAAGTCGTTCAGAACTTGCAGACCTTATAGGTGTGCCAGGTTATGACGAAGATGCTATTAGGGAAGTACTTGATATTGGTAATGGCACATCTTGGTTTAGTGAAGATGTAGAACTTACCAAAGAACAAGAAGAAAGAAAGTTCCATACTTTTAACAAACCGACTACAACTTATGATGCACTAGAGTTTTGGGGCAAAGTAAGTGGCAAGATGTTAAAAGAATGGGGGCTTACTGAAGAAGAAGTGCCCGATGAAGCAAAAGAATATGATGCTAACGTTTGGGCTGTAGGTAATTATATTATTAAGGCAGTATTAAATTATGACCCGTTAGGAGAAAAACCTTATGCAAAAACATCATTTATTAAGTGCCCTGGCGCGTTTTGGGGCAAAGGTATACCAGAAATTATTGAAGATTTACAAAACGTGTGTAACGCGGCTGCGAGAGCTTTGGTTAACAATATGGGGATTTCTAGTGGGCCTCAAGTCGAAGTTAACCTTGAGCGTATCCCGCCGAATGAAGACATTACGCAACTTCATCCGTGGAAAATTTGGCAAGTAACTAACGACCCTTTGGGTTCTAGTGCACCTGCTGTTAGATTTACACAACCAGATGATAACGCAAATACATTACTAGGTGTGTATGATAAATTTAGTAAGTTAGCAGATGACCATTCTGGTATTCCTTCATATGTTTATGGAGACCTAGATGTAAAAGGAGCTGGTAGAACTTCTTCTGGACTGTCTATGTTAATGGGGGCAGCTGGTAAAGGTATACGTCAAGTAGTTATGCACATAGATAATGAGATTATTAAACCTGTTGTCTACAGACAGTTTGTATACAACATGAGATATGATGAAGACGAATCAATTAAAGGCGATGTAAACATTGTACCAAAAGGTGCAGTAAACCTTGCAGTTAAAGAAACTGTAAATGTTCGCCGTATAGAATTTCTTAACGCAACCGCCAACGAGGTTGATATGCAAATCGTTGGTAAAGAAGGCCGTGCAGCGATTCTTCGTGAAGTGGCTAAAGGGTTGCAAATGCCTGTGGATGATATTGTTCCGTCAAGGGAAAAAGAAAAGTTCCAAGATAAAGTGAAGGCAAGGATGCAACAAACAGCACAACAGCCTACACCAACTCAACCGGACGGTTCCCCTAAAGGTGGAATGGATGGCAACACAGTTAGCAACCGAGACACTGGAGGCGCTGGATGATTAATCCAAAACCAGAGGTTGTTAAGTCTTTAGCGACAGTTAGTCGTTCTTATCCTGAAATTGTACAATGGTTAAAAGAATGGCGTGACCACGAACTAAAGACATTACCAAGTGTCTTGCAAAACACAGCACTCGCACAGGGGCGGTGCCAAGTTTTGTCAGAAGTAACTAAACTAATAGAACAGTCCCCTGAAACATTTTCAGCAAAGTCAAAATGACAGCTGTTAATTACGCACACCAATAGGAGCGATTATGTCAATACCAAAGCAAGTTAAGAAACAATCAGAGGAAGTACAAGAGTTGTATAAGCAGATTAAAGGAGAACCAGAAGAAGCACAGGCGACAGAAGCCGAGACTACTACTGATGCACCCGTTAATACTGTAGAAGAACCTAAAACTTCCGACAGTGTGGAAGAACAAGCACCTCAGTCTGAAACGCAAGAGCAAACGAAATCAGACGACCAAGAACCAAAAGAAGATAACTGGCAACAGAAATATAAGTCTTTACAAGGGATGTATAATGCTGATGTTCCCCGTTTAAGTTCGGAGAACAGAAACCTTACTTCTCGTGTTACTCAACTAGAGCAACTGCTAAGTACAATGGAAAAACCTACTGTAAAAGAATCGGTTCAGGCAGAAAAATTAATTACACCTGAAGATGAAAAAGAGTATGGAGATTCTATTAACATTATGAGAAAAGCAGCTCGTGAAGAAATAGCGCAGTTGAAACAACAGATACAACAACTACAAGAGGTTGTGCCTAAAGTTCAACAAGTGCAAACACAACAGAAAAAATCTAGTGAGCAAAATTTCTGGAATACTATTGCTAATGAAATACCTAATTGGCAGGACATTAATAAGAACGAAGCTTTTCAAGCTTGGTTGTTAGAAGTTGACCCGCTAACTGGTATTAGTCGCCAGACATACTTAGAAGACGCACAAAACAACTTAGATGCGAACAGGGTGGTTAACTTTTTTAAAACTTGGGAAGGGGAATTTGGCGTGGCGAAAGATGCTCAGATTGACCGTAAGGCTCAACAGTCTCAGTTACAGAAACAAGTATCTCCAGGAAAAAGTAGAAATAATGGAGCAAAAGCTTCTGGACAACCTAGAACATATACTAACGATGACATTAAAGAATTTTTTTCTGATGTTAGAAAAGGTAAATATAAAGGTAGAGATGATGAGCGAGGTCGAATAGAACGCGACATTTTTGCTGCACAGCAGGAAGGTCGTATAACCGTTGCTTAATTAACTTAACAAGGAGGTCATTATGGCTTTTGCAACTTCACCAGGACATCCAGCGTATACAGGTAATTTTATTCCTGAAATCTGGTCTGGTAAACTTATTGAGAATTTCTACGATGCTACGGTATTGTCGGCAATCTCAAACACTGACTATGAAGGTGAAATCAGAAATATGGGTGATACGGTCAACATTCGTACTACTCCTGAAATTACTATTCAAACTTATGTTAAGGGTCAAACTCTAGCAGTAGAAAACCCTGACAAAGCTAAACTACAACTTGTTATTGACAAAGGCGAATACTTTGCTTGTGTTGAAGACGATGTTGACCAAGTGCAAACAGATATGAACTTAATGGACATGTGGTCTAAAGACGCTTCTGAGCGTATGAAGATTAAAATTGACGAAAGAGTTTTAACTGATTTGTTAACTGATGTATCCTCAAATAACAAAGGACAAACAGCTGGAGCAATCTCTGGCAACATTGACCTTGGTGTAGCAGGTACTCCTGAAGCTCTTGACAAAACTAATGTCATTGGCAAAATTATAGACATGGGAACAGTTCTTGACGAAGCTAACTGTCCAGAGCAGAATCGTTTTTTAGTGATTCCTGCTAAGATGGCTGGTCTAATCAAGCAATCAGACCTTAAAGATGCGTCTATCACTGGTGACGGAAGTACACCATTGAGAAACGGTAGATTAGGTATGATTGATAGATTCACTGTTTATATTTCTCATAACCTTTACAAAAATGGTTCTGAGTTCAGTGTAATTGGTGGACACACAATGGGATTCACATTTGCATCACAGATGACAAATATGGAGACTATTCGTTCTGAAACAACTTTTGGTAATATCATTCGTGGTCTTCAAGTTTATGGCTATAAAGTCGTTAAACCTGAAGCTCTTGCGACAATGATTGTAACCGTTTAATCTTATACAAGGAGAAAAAACATGGCTGCATATACAGACACACATGGCTTTGATAAAGGTTCTGCGGCACATCCTGCCAAAGGAATTAACAGAGTCGGCTATATCGAAGTCGTACTAGACTTCGCTGAAATTACCGCTGCTAGAGTTACAGCTGGAGCAACTGCTCTTACTGCTGGTGATTCTTTACAGGTAATTTCTTTACCAGCCAACACGCTAATACTGGCTGTTGGTGCAACAACCCAAACTGCTGAAGGCGCAGCATCAACATTTGACCTCGGATTTACCGGTGGCGATGTTGATGGATTTGTTGATGGGGGTAATGCTAACGCAGCAGGTACTACATCATCAAACGGCGCACTTTTAAGTGGCGATAACCAAAGTCACTATCTTGCAACTGCAGATACTATTGATATGCTTATTGGTGTATCAGGTGCTGTAACTGACGCTGCTAAGATTAAAGTATGGGCAGTTGTTGCTGATTGTTCATAGACTAAGGACTAAGGGGGCTTCGGCCCCCAGTTCTTATAAGGAGCGTTATGACTAAAATTGACAAATCTAAAATGGCTTGTAACAAACCAAAGCGCCAAATTTCAGGTGGTAAAAAATTTGTTGTTAAAGCATGTCAAAATGGTAAAGAAAAAATTATTCGGTTCGGGGACGCTAAAATGAAAATCAAAAAGAACCAACCAGCAAGGCGAAAAAGTTTTAGGGCTAGACATGGATGTGATTCACGACCCCCATCAAAAATGACAGCTCGTTACTGGTCGTGCAAGAAATGGTAATATTATGACAGCACCAAAAGTAAAATCAAAAAAAGACGCTTGTTACCATAAGGTAAAAGCTCGTTACAAAGTTTGGCCCTCAGCATATGCTTCGGGAGCTTTGGCTAAATGTAGAAAGGTTGGCGCGGCAAACTGGGGTAACAGTAAAAAGAAGAAGTGATATGGCAGTAAGAAAAACTAAAAAAGGTGCATCGCTTCGCAAATGGTTTGCTCAGAACAAAGGTAAAGGATGGGTAGATTGTAAAACAGGTAAGCCCTGTGGCCGAAGTGGTTCAAAAAAAGATAGTAAAAGAGGGTACCCTGCTTGTCGCCCTACTATGGCACAATGTAAAACTGCAGCAGCAAAGACAGCAATGAGAAAGAAAAATTCATCCAGTCGTGTAAGTTGGAGGGCATAAAGAAAAGTTTCAAAGAAGTTGAAAGAGTAACAAGAAAAGCATAATATAACAAAAGAAAGGCAGGTATAACATGACCGAAACAAAAAGATGGCTTAGAAATATTGTAGATGGTGAGATTTATGGCTGGAATGAAGTTCTAGCAGAAAACCCACGAACTGAAGAAGTTACTGAAGAAGAGGCGTTTCCTGAAAAACATATGCCTAAAAAACAAAGAGGGCGCCCAGCAAAAGTAAATTTAAAAACAGAAAATATTCCTAACCCAAAAGGAGAAACTCCACCAGAACTAGCTGAAGAAGCAAGTAAAGGTTTGAAAAGAGCAAGAAATGACAAAGGGCATTATATAGCAGATGACCCAACTACTCCAGAAAATGAAGCCTGGGTAACAGAAAAACCAAGTGATAGTGAGTAAAAAAAGTGATACTAAATGATGTAATATCAGAAGCACGAGAAATACTACAAGATACTGTATCGCCGCAGAGATATAGTGATGCTGTAATGTTAAGTTTTGCAAATCAAGCGTTAAAACGTATTGCTGTTTTACGTCCTGATTTATTTGCAATTATTGCAGACATTCCTACTACAGCGGGCGAAGTGGTGCAGTCAATGCCTTCCGATTCTATTCGGTTACTAGAAATTTATTCTGTAAAAAATGGTAATGGTATTATTGAAACAAATAGGGAAATACTTGACCAGTCTTTACCTACTTGGATGAATGCAGACGCAGGCGCTGCTGTTAATTTTATGAGGCATGTGCGTAATGCAAATAAATTTTTTATATACCCAAAAGCTCCTGCTGACCAAACATTAGTTGGTGAGTATGCTCAAGTGCCACCTGTATATGATGGTACAACTGCAGTTGCTTTACTACCAGACGCTTACCTTCCTGTTGTTATAGACGCTACTGTTTTCTTAGCTGAATCTGTAGATAATGAGCATGTTAACTCTAATAGAGCACAATTATTCCAACAATCATTTACTCAAGCTCTAGGAGTAGCCGCACAAAGCAGAGCTATTACTGATACTGAGCGAGGTGGACTAGATGAGGAGGATGTTGCGTAATGCCTACATATTCGACTAGAACTTTTCTTGATATTGTTAATAGATTATCCCCTAGTGTACCTGGATGTCCTACACCTGTTATAGAACAATATGTTCGTGATGCAGCTATAGAAGCGTGTGAACGCACCTTAGCTTGGCGTTACGAGCAACCTAAAATAAGGTTAGTCCCTGGAGCATATGATTATGCGTATGAAGCACCAGATGATGCAGAAGTACACGCTGTTGTAACAGCTACGGTAAATGGTGATATTTTAAAACCAATAACTTTAGAGCAACTATATGATATATATCCTAAATGGCCTAACCAAGATGCTAACGAAAGAGCACAGCCTTGCTATATAACACAGTTAGACCCTGATAATTTTTCTGTTGCACCTATACCTGATGATAGTAAAACATATGATGTTAGAATGATTGTGTGTTTAAAACCTTTAAGAACAGCAACGAAAATGGATAAAAAATTTTTAGATGAATTAGAAAATGTTGTAATGCACGGGGCGTTGCAACACCTTCTAGTGTTACCAGATAGAACATGGAGTGACAGAGAACTAGCTTCGTATCATGCTAGACAGTTTGCTTTTAAATTATCTGAGCGTAGGGCTAGAACTAATTTAGGTACATCAAAAGCATCTATGCGGGTGCAGGCACAGAAATTTGCGTGAGGTGATTTATGGCAGATATTATTAGATTAGTAAAAGGAGACGAACTTCCTAATGTTATTATTACATTAACAGACGATGTTGCTGGTGCAGCTTTAAATGTATCTGCTGTTACTACAGTAGTAAAAGTAAAATTTAAAGCAGTAGGTGGGACTTCTACTTTAAGCACTATAACATGTACTAATGTAACTGACGGAACAGATGGTAAAGTTCAATTTAACTTTGCTAGTGGTGTACTTGATGTAGACCCTGGTGAGTACGAAGGAGAAATTGTAGTTGACCAAAACGGGAGTTTACAGACAGTTTATGATGTATTAAGGTTTAGAGTGAGGGCAAATTTCTAATGGCTAATATAAAATTTACCTATACCGCCGCTACTATATTATCACTTACAGCAGTTGCAAATAATGTTTCTGCTTCTAATTCTTTTGTAAATTTAGTTTATAGTGCAGCACCTGCTACTAAAATTAGTTTTGAAACAGAACTTTTACCAACTAGAAGGCTGACAGAAACAGCAACTGTTAGCGATTCAACCATTGAAATATCTGTTACAAAAGTACCTGGAGATACAGTATCAGTATCTGAATCTCATGTGGCAGCAGTAAGTTTAGCAAAAACAGATTCAGTAACAGTTACAGATACTCCTAACAAAATAATAAATTCTACTGTAGATTTTGATTTATCTGATTCTGATATTGACCCAGACCCGATTACTGTTTCAGATGCACCTGCTATAACATTTACTCACGGAGGTTTTACAGATTCTGCTTCAAGTTCTGATTCACCATCTTTACAACCAAATAAATTTCCTACTGATTCTGTAAGTGGGTCTGATTCGCTTACTCCGTTTACTATAGGTAAGAATCCATCTGACTCAGTATCAATTAGTGAAAGTCCTGTTATGTCTGTTAGTCCTGTTTTTACAGATTCAGCTTCAGTTACAGAAAGTATATCTACGGTACACACAGCAGGAGACATGAATTATTTATATCCAAGTCGTGCTTTTATTTTTGACACCGATACCAACCCAACTAATATTAGAGGTTACCACAGAGGTTTAGATGAAGCAGCTTCAAATTTTGAGTTCAATGGCTTTAAAGCTCCTGCAGTGCCTGACATTACAGGTACGGTAGGTAATGAAGATGCGCTAGTAAATGGGGCAGTAATTCTTGAAGATACTGCAGATACATTAAACCCAATAGAGGAGCGAATTGGAATTTGGAACACAGCTTTAATTAATCAGCCTATTTTAAACTCTGATATAATAACTTACGGTGGCTCAGTAAATGCTGGACTATTAGTTAAATTTATATATACTGATACTACTGATTCCCCGACAACGGGTTCTCATGCGTTGAATGGGCATTTTGTAAACGAAACACCAATGGGTGCAGGGTCATATTGAATAAGGAGAGAATAAATGTTAAATGATACTATAAAGGTTACGGGTGAGTTAAAGCTCACTGTTACACGACCTAACGGACATGTAAAGCATGAGGTAATTATACCTAACCTTGTTGTAACAACAGGTAAAAATTTTATTGCTTCAAGAATGAAAGATGCAAGTGCTACAGCTATGACACATATGGCTATAGGAACTGGAAGCACAGCAGCTGCTGCAGGCAATACGGCTTTAGGGTCTGAAGCGGGCAGAGTAGCTCTTACATCAACTACTGTAACAGACAATGCTGTTGCTTATGTAGCAACGTTTCCAGCGGGAACAGGTACAGGAGCCATTACAGAAGCCGGAATTTTAAATGCAAGTTCAAGCGGAACGCTTTTGTGTAGAACTGTTTTTTCAGTTATTAACAAAGCATCTGCTGATACATTAGGTATAACATGGACTGTAACAGTTAGTTAAGGAGTAAATTTATGAGCGATATACAATTTGCAAACAATGCCCATTCTACTTTGGCTTCCGGGATAAGCGATAGTGCTACAAGCATAACAGTAGCAAGTGGACATGGTGCTAGGTTTCCAACTCTTACAGGGTCTCAATTTTTCTTTGCAACTTTGATTGATACATCCAATAATCTAGAAATTGTAAAATGTACAGCAAGGTCTAGTGATGTTCTTACAGTGACTCGAGCCCAGGAAAGTACATCAGCTCAAGCGTTTTCAAGTGGCGACAGAATAGAACTGCGTATAACTGCAGCAGGGTTAGCCGCTGTTACAGCAGATGCAACAACAAGTACTAAAGGTATAGCTTCTTTTGCTAGTGCAGATTTTTCTGTGTCAAGTGGAGCTGTAACTTTAGAAGCCGCAGTTGTTAAAACAGACGAACAAAATACTTTTACTAAAGCACAATTACCTTCAACATATACTGGAACTGGATTAACATTAGATTTTGATACATACCAAAATTTTATTATAACTTTAAGTTCAGGTTCTAATACATTAGCCGCACCTACGACTGAAGCATCTCAAGTAGGACAAACTGGCGTTATTATATTTATTCAACCAAGTTCTTCTAGTGCAGGAACAGTAAGTTTACACGGAGATTATGAAACACCAGCAGCAGCTGGATTAACTTTAAGTTCAACTAATAGTGCATATGATGTCGTACCTTATATCATAAAGGCTGACAACTCTATATTACTAGGTAGTCCTCAACTTGCATTTGGATAAAGTATGTTTAGTAGCGAATTATGGAATAAATCAGGAGCAGCACTAGCCTACTCTATAGACCAATCAATTAGGTTTAATGATGATGATTCACCAGTTTTAACTGCATCTCAAACTGGAGCTGGTGATACTAGAAAGAAAAATACTTTTAGTGTTTGGGTTAAAAGAGGTAATTTAACTTCTTTAATGTATATTGGTGCTTATCGTTATGATGCTACAAATTATCAATATTATTCTTTTGATTCAAGTGATAGAGTAGACC